TACATCTTTGCGACGGACACCCGAACGACTACCAATACGACGTTGCCGTGGAAGAATACCGTCCACATCCCCAAACTGTGTCAGATCCGGGACAACCTCCAAGCCAACTACATGGCAGCCCTATTCCCGAATGACCGGCCAGTCCGCTGGGAAGGTGACGACCAAGACGCTGACGCCGTTGAAAAACGACGGATCATTGAAGCGTACATGGAAAACAAGTTACGGATGTCCAAGTTCCGGACGGAAGTGGCCAAGTGTGTTAACGACTTTATCGACTGGGGTAACTGTTTTGCGATCATCGAATTTGTCAACGAGCAAACCCTTGATCCGGTTACTCAAGAGACTATTCCTGGTTACGTGGGTCCTCGATTTAATCGGATTAGCCCTCTGGACATTGTCTTTGACCCCACTGCCCGTCGGTTCGAAGACTCCCCTAAGATCATTCGCTCTATCGAAACTTTGGCAAGTTTGCGGTCTAAGATGGAGAGTCACCCGGAACTGAGCTACTTGGAGCCCGTATTCAAAAAGATGCGGGACGCCCGGCACCAGTTCAAGGGCACGACCCCGGGGGACTACACCAAAGACGCTGCGTACCAAGTCGACGGTTTTGCGTCTTGGGAAAACTACATGCAGTCGAACTACGTGGAACTGTTGACGTTTTACGGTGACCTGTACGACGCTGAAAAAGACGAACTGCTGAAGAACCAGATCATTACTGTGGTCGACCGTTCGTACGTAATTCGTCAAGAAACCAATCCGTCGTGGCTGGGCACCGCCCCAATCTTCCACGTTGGTTGGCGTCTACGTCCGGACAACCTGTACGCCATGGGTCCTTTGGACAATCTGGTGGGTATGCAGTACCGCATTGACCACTTGGAAAATGCCAAGTCAGATGCGTACGACCTGATCATCCACCCTGTGATTAAGGTCACGGGCACGGTCATGGACTTTGACTACGGTCCGGGTGAGCGTATTTACTGCGGTGACGACGGTGACGTTGGGTTTATGCCCCCAGACACCACCATGCTGTCGGCAGACACCCAGATCGCTCTGTACGAAGCCAAGATGGAAGAAATGGCCGGTGCTCCCAAACAAGCGATGGGTTTCCGTACTCCGGGTGAAAAGACCGCGTACGAAGTTCAGACGCTTGAAAACGGTGCCAATCGAATCTTCCTGAACAAGACTTCTTACTTTGAAGAAATGTTCCTCGAACCTGCAATCAATTGCATGTTGGAAGTTTCTCGTCGTAACATGGAACCGACCGAACTGATCCGTATTACGGACGATCAATTTGGCGCAGTTGAGTTCACTAAGATCACCAAGGAAGACATCACCGCTCGCGGTAAGATTCGTCCCATCGGTGCTCGTCACTTTGCTCGTAACGCCAACATCATTCAAAACCTCACCCAGATGTTCCAGACTCTTGGGCAGGACCCCGCAGTTATGAACCACTTCAGTGGCTTGAAACTGGCGAAGGTTGCCGAAGAGCTTCTGGGTCTTGAACGCTTTGACCTTGTGTCTGAAAACGTTCGTCTGATGGAACAAGCAGAGTCTCAACGTATTACTGGAGCTGCACAACAAGTACTAATGGAAGGAATGGCCCCGGATGGCGGACAAGCTCAAGACGGTATGGTTTCAGGACCTCCCCAAGTCTGAACAAGAAGATTTTAAAAAAATAGTACTTGGATCGAAAAAAGTACTTGACAAATTGTCAAAAATAGTGTATAATAGGTATAATGATGGGGAACTAGTCAAGACCAACGACTACGACTCCCCCTCTTGGTCGCATAAGCAAGCGCACCTGAACGGTAAGCGCGAGGCTTACCAAGAGATTTTAGATTTACTTGATTTTAAGGAATATTGACCAATATGTCCGACTTTAACGTCTTTGAAGAGCAGACCCCTCAACAAAGCACTCTTGACGCCCTTGTGGGCGAAGGTAAAAAGTACGCTTCGGTAGAAGAGCTGGCCAAAGCTGTAGCCTTTAAGGATCAGCACATTAATACTCTTGAATCCGAAACTGCTCAATACCGCGAAGTCCTGCAAGGACAGGTAGAGGCTCAACGACAACAAATTGTAAACGCGCCACCGTCGGATCAGAAAGCCGACCAACGTGTTGACGAAGTTGACTTGGAGACTCGTATCCGCGAAACTCTGGAAAAGACCAATCGCGAACAGAAAGTTGCCAAGAACGTTAACGAAGTTTCAACGAAACTGGTAGACGTCTTTGGTTCTGCCGAAAAGGCTAATCAAGCTGTCAAGGCCCGTGCGGACGAACTGGGTGTTTCCCTGTCGTTCCTAATGGACATGGCCGCCCAAAGCCCCAAGGCTCTGTACGCCCAACTTGGTCTCGACGCCCAGACTCGCACTTCTCCCACGGCAACCGGCGCAGTTAATCCTGCAGCTCTTGCCGCAATTAACCCCTCGAAGTCTGTAACACCGGGTACGTACGCATTCTACGAACAGATGCGTAAGGAAAACCCGAAGATGTACAACAGCCCTCGGGTTCAACTTCAAATGCACAAAGAAGCGATGGAACTGCGTGAAAAGTTCTTCGCTTAACGGAGATTAATATTTGTCGGGTATGACTACTGCTAACAGCCAGGCGTTGATTCGTTCTGAGCTGTGGTCTGCACAACTTAAAGACGTCCTGACGGACGACCTGATGGCCGACGGCTTTGTCCGCTGGTTGGACAACTTCCCTGACGGTGAGATGCTGACCATCCCGTCTATCGGTGAACTGGACGCCTACGACTACGTAGAAGAC